CATCCCTATTGGAGGGTGCTGGGTTAAAAAAGAACGATGGGAGTATTGAAATTCCGTCGTTCTTTAGTAAGAGCGGGTATCAAGGATATAAGATATTTTTAGATAGGTATTCTTTAAAAGCACCAAAAGGGGATGTGTCAGTTGGAGACTTAGTGCTAGCAATGGTTGCACCAGATCCTAAGTGGCCGGTTAAGGAGATCTCTAGGGTATTAAATGTTGATGAAGATGGAAGATCAGTACAGGTAGTTACGTATCATGGCGATACTGTATCTGTAGATATTGATCTAATTTCAAAGCCGCTTGAATTAGATGTTGATAGCGTCAAGTCTAGGGTGGCACGTTCTTTAGCTGAATGTGAAGATCCTGCCAATGTGGATGAAGTTGAATTAAAGTTCAAAGATATTCTTTTTGATTATTTCGTTCCAGGCGGGCGCATCCTTGCCGGAGCGGGTGCAAAGGGTCTTACTCTTCAGAACTGTTTTGTGCTACCATGTCCACAAGATTCTCGCGGAGGTATTTTTGATAGTGTCAAAGAAATGGCAGAAACCCATTCGAGAGGGGGAGGCGTTGGTATCAATCTTTCTACTCTACGGCCTCGCTACGCTCCTGTTATTGGTGTCAACGGCATTTCTAGCGGCGCTGTCTCTTGGGGAAAGATGTATAACCTTTCTACAGGGCTCATCGAACAAGGAGGTTCACGACGCGGCGCCACGATGCTAATGATTAATGATTGGCATCCAGACATTGAAGAATTCATTAGCGTCAAACATACTCCCGGGGAATTTGAAAATGCAAACATGTCGATATGTATTTCCGACTCTTTTATGGTTGCATTGAAAGAAGATGCAGACTGGAGTCTGGTCTTCCCCAATACTAAAGATCCAGAATACAATGAGCTTTGGGATGGCAATCTTCATTACTGGAGAGATGTTTTAGGCAAAGAAGTTCTTGTTTACAAGACGGTAAAAGCTAGAGAGATTTGGGATCAGATCGTTTCCTCAGCACACGCATCAGCGGAACCCGGCTTGCACTTTTTGGAGAGGTCAAACAAGATGAGCAACTCTCATTATTTTGCTCCGCTTGTTGCTACTAATCCTTGTGGCGAACAGCCCCTTGAGGCGTATGGAGTTTGTACGCTAGGTGCTATGGACCTGTCTAAGTTTGTAGATTCTGATTCTGAATTCGATTGGAGCAAACTGCGCTATGTTGTTCACAACTCAGTCAGGCTTTTAGATAATGTGATTACTATTAATGATTATCATTTTGATTCTATTGAAAAAAACCATCGTGGCAATCGTCGTATTGGTTTAGGAGTGATGGGTCTTGGTGAATTGCTTGTAAAGATGGGCCTTCGTTATGGCTCAAAAGATAGTCTTATTTTTATTGATGAACTGTTCAAGACGATTGCAATTGAGTCTTACGAAGCATCTATTAATCTTGCAAAGCTAAAGGGTGAGTTTAAGTTCTTTGCTGCCGACGCCTATTTGAGATCAGGTTACATGAAGGGTATGCCTGAAGATATTAGAGAGAAAGTTAAGCAGCATGGTATTCGTAACGTTTGCTTACTTACCGTGGCTCCTACTGGTACGACCGGTACAATGATGGGTACATCAACAGGTATTGAGCCATATTTCAATTGGCAGTACACACGCACTTCAAGGCTTGGGACAGAGGTTGAGACCGTTCCGGTGATTGAAGAACTTGGTTTGGATATTAACGATCTGCCAGATTACTGCGTGACCGCTATGGAACTTCTGCCAGAACAACATGTAGCCGTGCAGGCTGCCATCCAGCGTTGGGTTGACTCTGCTATTAGCAAAACCACAAACTGCCCAACAGACTTCTCTATTGAAGATACGGATAGGCTATACCGTATGGCTTACGATTTGGGGTGCAAGGGTATTACCATTTATCGTGACAACTCGCGCGATGAACAGGTTCTAAACCAAATGACTTTAGACTTTGAAGAAGATTCAGACGATGAAGTTGCAGCATGCAGGATTGATGATCCCGAGTGTGTTACTTGTGCCCTTTGAGGTATGGATACAGAAAACGAATATGCAACATATTGGTATGAAAATCAGGATGGGGATATAGAACCGATAGAGGTAGACACGCAGTCTGATCCGCCGGATACGATAACCATGCCAACCGCTAATGGAGTCATTGAATCCTTCACCCTTGTGGATGAAGGATTTTATGAGTTCGATACGATATTTGATGATTGAATCGCTTTTTGATATGAAATATGCTATACTCACGATGGATGAATAGCGGAATCGTAAAGAAAAGAAAGAATATTGTCGTTCCTCAGTCAGCATTTGGCGTTTGTTTATGGAAAATGCCCGATGGTGGCTTTATTGCGGATGGGGATGGAAACTATATGTGCGCCGAAGGTATGGTTGGTGATCGCAAGGTAGAGTCTCAGATGGCAGAAGCTGCCAATTATTGGGCTGGAAAAGATAATGGTGGTAAACCTCATTGGGTTGATGGCGCACGGAAGGTCACTGATGGAGAGCGATCAGAGCAAGAAGGAAGGCTGGCTGATGGGAAACTCCCCGATCCAGTAGAGGATGCCATTATAGAAGTGGCACCGTATAAAGGATAATTATGGGTGAAACATCGTTTGTAGAAAATGACAGTATGGAAGTTGAGATCGATGACGTTAGTTATACTAAGGTAGACACTCAGTTTTCTAATACCGATCCTTTTAAAAAAATAGATATTTCTAAGCAGTCCGCCAAGGTGAAGCGGAGGCATCAGAGGTTACAGAAAGCTGTCGGCAATAAACCAAATAAAGGTGTCGGGGAAGCTAAGTCGCGGTACGTCGATCCAGATTCGATTGATGGGTATGCACTGTATGATGTTATTGAGCCGCCTCATGATTTAAATATTTTGGCAGACTTGTACGAAACCAACACCACTCACTTTGCTTCTATTAATGCGCGTGTCGCAAACACAGTTGCTCTTGGATTTGCTTTTGAGGATTCAGACAAGACGAAGCGGCGAGTTGAAAAGGCAGATACGCCAGCTAAGAAAGATAAGATTAGAATTGAGTTGGCTCGAGAGCGTAAGAAGCTTTATGCATTGCTCGATGACTCCAATATTGAAGATACATTTTCGGAGACCATGATCAAGTTGTGGACGGACTATCTTACTATTGGAAACGCTTATTTGGAGATAGGGAGGACCAATATTGGCAAGATAGGTTATATTGGTCACATTCCAGCTGTCAATATGCGAGTACGTAGGCAGCGTGATGGGTTTGTGCAGTTGTCACGACATAGCAAGATTCAGTCTGTTTTCTTTAGGAACTTTCAAGATTTAGAAACATCGGATCCTATCAATACTGATGGACGACCTAATGAGATTATTCATTTTAAGGCGTATACACCAACAAGCAATTATTACGGAGTCCCTTCTGCGGTAACTGCTATTGGTGCGATCTTGGGTGACAAGTACGCAAAGAATTATAATATTGATTATTTTGAAAATAAGGCTATCCCTAGATATGCAATTATTCTTAAAGGTGCAAAGCTTAGTAATAGATCGAAGCAAGAATTAGTTAACTATTTTAGAACAGAGGTTAAAGGCAGGAATCATGGAACTCTTATCGTTCCCCTTCCTGCATCACTTGGTGGTGATGTAGATATAAAGTTTGAGAAGCTAGAAGCCAACGTGCAGGACGCATCTTTCGATAAATTTAGAAAGTCCAATCGTGATGAGATTCTAGTTGCTAATAGAGTACCAGCTCCCAAGGTTGGTGTTTACGATAATGCAAATCTTGCTGTTGCGAGAGATGCGGATAAAACTTTTAAAGTTCAGGTAGTTGGTCCCGATCAGAAGGTTATAGAGAAGCGGATTAATTATATTGTTAAAGAGTTTACCGATCTTGTAGATTTTAGATTTGAACAGATTGATCTGGTCGATGAAGATGTACAGTCTAAGATTAGAGATCGATATCTTCGTACTGAGGTTGTTACACCAAACGAGGTGCGAAACATGCTGGGTCTTCCTGACCGCGAGGCTGGTGAAGAAGAGCTTCCATATCCAAGCAATATTAGGAAAATGGAGTTGCTTATGCAAACGGGCATCAATCCGTTTACCGGCGAAGACATGGTGGAAGAAGAGCCAGAAAGGCCAGAGGGCGCTCCCGAGGGGAATGACAATGCTGACACTCCCCCAGCGGGAGATGACTCTGCGAATCCCGAGACCAGCAATGAGAGGGGCTCTGCCCAAGACTCAGGTGGGGTTCGTGATTAAGATTAAAGGAGGACAATATGTACGGAAATAGTAGTGTTATGTATTCAAATATCAGTGTAGACAGCACTGATGCAAAAATCACTTTAGGTCATCACACTGATGGCATTTACTTTCACAACACTCACGCATCGACTGATGCTACAGTAAAACTGAATGACCATGTGTCTGTGTTAATTCCTGCTGGCGGTACGGAGTACGTATGCATCCCCGGTGATTACACTGAATTTCAAGTGATCACTGCGTCTGTTACTCTGGCTGTTTTTGCTGTGGGTTAAAGGTTATTGTAATTAAATTAGATATATGTTACAATGGTCCCCATAGCTTCATAAGGAGGCAATAATATGCATGGTGAAAATTTACAACTAATCTTCCCTGTCTCTTTAGTTAAAAATGAAGAGCGGGTTGTGGTTGGCGTAGCCACTGCTGATAATATAGATAAGTCAGGAGACGTCGTTGATTTCAGCGCGTCCATGACAGCATTTAAAAATTGGCAGGGCAACATACGAGAGATGCACCAGCCTCTGGCTGTAGGTAAGGCCGTAGGCCATCGTCCCGTTGAGATTAACGAAAATGGAAACGTCTATCAGGGTGTTGAAGTTTCTGCTTACATTTCAAAGGGCGCAGAGGATACTTGGCAGAAGGTTTTGGATGGCACTCTTGGTGCGTTCTCTATCGGTGGTCGAATTCTCGAACGCAAGGATGACGAGACAAGAAAGTTTCGTGGTCAGCCGGTTAGCGTAGTTACCAAGTATGAACTTGGTGAGTTGAGTTTGGTGGATAATCCAGCAAATCCAGTTGCTAACATCACGTTGATTAAGTCCGACGATGAGGGCTTGTCTTACGCTCTCGCAATTGATGAAATTGAATGTAATAAAATTGGGGACACGATTGTATGCATCAAAGATGACACAATTGAAAAAACCGAATGCTCTGGATCTACATGTAATTGTAATAAATGTCAATGCGATGTCGTGAATGACTTGCATAATAAGAATTATTCTGATATGGTTACATACATGGAAGATACAGACGTTCTAACTGCGTCTGATGAAACCCCGTCAAATGACGGGGCTTTTGAGGGTGCCGAGTTAGAAGATAAGATCTCACTTCTTCAGAGGTTCTTGACATGGATGTCCGATCCCGCTAACGCGGAGTCGGATACTGTTGTTGATTCTGATGAAGACGATGTAGAAAAAATTACTGCTGAAGTGGAAGAGATTGCGCTTGTGGCAGAAATCAATGAAGGAGATGATATTGATATGAATATCGATGAACTCACTGCAGCTCTAGGAACTGTCATTGATGAAAAGCTAGCTTCTCATTCCGAGGCTTCTGCCACAAAGGTAGAAACTTTGATTGAAGAGAAACTAGCCTCTGCCATTAATGCAATGACTGAGAAGCAGGATGAACTCACAGCTAAGGTTGATGAGTCAACAAAGTCAGTCACCGATAGTCTTGATGTGATCAACACTCGTGTTGAAACCGTTGAGAACGCCGGTGCAATTAAAAAGAGTGTTGATGAGACAGAAGCAGAAGAGGATGTAGTCGCTAAGGCTGCTGAGGAAAGTGCCCCCCAGTCATTTTGGGGAAACCTTTTTCTCCCTCAGGACTTGATTAAGTCTCTTGGATACGAGTCTTAGGAGGAAATTATAAATGGCTAACGAAGAATTACTTCAAAAAGCAAACGAGGTTACAACCTCAGTTGTGGGCAACGCTTCTGGCGGTATTTTAAAGCCCGCTCAGGCCAACCGTTTCCTTGACTTCGTTATCGATCAGTCTGTTCTTATGCAGCAGTCTAGGGTTGTTCGTATGAGCAATCCTTCTATGGAAATCGATAAGTTGTCAGTTGGATCACGGTTGCTCGCAAAGGCAACTGAGGCTTCTGACACGGGTGCAAATGCTGCCGTGACCTTTACGAAGGTCGCTTTAACGACAGTTAAGCTCCGGTTGGATTGGGAGGTCAGCACTGAGTCCCTGGAGGACAACATTGCTGGCGACTCCTTGGAGGATCATATCGCTCAGGTTATGGCGCGTCAGACGTCGAACGATATGGATGACCTTCTAATTAATGGTGATACCACAAGCAGCAATGCGCTGCTTAAGGCGCAGGACGGCTTTGTTAAGCTGGGTACTGCCAGTGGTGTTACACATGCTACTGAAACCAATATTAGTCGTGCGGTGTATGACGCAGTTTTGCGTAAGATGCCGAACAAGTACCTGCAGCGTCGTAACGAGTTGCGGTATTTCAGTGGTCCGGGTATTGTGCAGGATACAATCTACACACTGCAGAACCCGAACTCTGCTACTGAGGCTACTGCTGGTGCGCCTTCGCCCGGTTCTACTATGGGTGACAGGCTCTACACTAACCCGGGTGCGCCTAACGGGGGTCCCGGTTCGTCGGGGCTTGCTCCGTTTGGTATTCCTCTAATTGAGGTTCCGCTCATGCCGGAGACAGTGGCTGGTAGTTATAGTGGTGCCAGTGGCAACCACGGCTACATCATTCTGACCTTCCCCAACAACCATATTGTTGGTATTCAGCGCGAGATCACGGTTTACCGTGAGTTCAAGCCGAAGAAGGACACGATTGAATATACGCAGTTCAACAGGGTTGCTCAGAACATTGAGAACGCTGAAGCTTACGTTATCTGCAAGGATACCAAGCTCCGCACCTGATTGTAACTGTTAAATAGAATACGGTTTTAAATTCAAACCACCACCAGACACCCCCGGGTCGCTTCGATGCCTCCCGGGGGTGTTCTATTGTTGCGTTTGATAATGATGTATGGTAAGATGTTCATTATGGCTGATAATAAAAGTACAGTTACAACTGAAGATTTGAAGAATGCAGAGGTCGAAGCGGCACCCGCCAAAAAGGCTGCCCCTAAGAAGGCTGCAGCACCGTCGGGTGAGCAGATGCTATTCATGCGTCATGGATATGGATACTCCGTTGGGACGGTTGAGTTCACTAGGGACCATCCGTATCAACTTGTGTCCGCCGCTGTGGCGAAGCAGCTTTTGGATACAACTCAATTTGAGACGGCTACCCAAAAGCAGGTTAAAGAACACTACGGCGAGTAGGTAGTAGGAAAAATCATGTCGGGGTTATCTAATTATTTAGAAAACAAACTCCTTGATCATGCATTGAGGAACACATCGTATACGCCGGTAGCAACGGTGTATTTGGCGTTGTATGTTGGTAGTCCGACTGATGCTGGTTCTGGAGGCGCTGAGGTCGCGGCGACTAGGCAAGCGGTAACTTTTGGTGCAGCTTCTGGCGGTGCGGTGTCCAACTCGTCCAGCGTGTCCTTTAGCAGCATGCCTGCTGTTACTGTGACGCATATTGGGGTGTTCGATGCTTCTACTGGAGGCAATCTCCTGTTTCATGGAGCGCTGTCTTCTTCAGTAGTTGCTGCATCAGGGGACACGTTTACTATTGCTGCGAATGATCTTGATATTGCACTTGACTAGTCTTTGGTAAAAAAACGTTACGGTGGTATAATCATTGTATGGCTTTTAGTTACAATTTGATCGTAAATCAAGGCGAAACATTCCAAAGAACGTTTACATATAAATCTGGCGGTAATCTCGTAGATTTAAGTACTCACACTGGCCGAATGCAAATTCGCAATAGTTATGATTCTCCTACTCCATTAGTTGATTTGACTAGCGGTGCTGGAGATATCACTTTAGATGCGACTGGTAAAATTGTTATTACTATTGCATCTTCTGTAACTACTGCTTTAACCGCCCCTGATACTGGTGTCTATGATGTAGAAATCATAACTTCGGGCGGGGCAGTTACAAGGCTGATACAAGGCAATGTAAGCATTACGCCGGAGGTTACTAGGTAATGACAGATGTAGTTGAAACGGATGCGCTCAATACTCTAACAGTAGAGGGTGATCCAACTATAGTTTTGACGGAGACTGCAACAGGTCCGCAAGGTCCTGCTGGTCCTGCTGGTGCTCAAGGTGCTGACGGCGCTGCTGGTCCTGCTGGTCCTGCCGCAGATAATCTCACTGTCGTTCACGATCAGGCTTCAGCGAGTGCAACGTGGACGATAAACCACAATCAAGGTCGATATCCATCAATCGACATTATCGATTCTGCTGGGAATCATGTTATTGGAGACATTAAACATAATTCCGTAAATCAAGTAGTAGCAACATTCGATAATGCTTTTGCCGGTAAAGCGATTATAGTCTAGGAGGAAATACAATGGCTAAAAAGTTTCTGGTCCCTATTGACGTAGAGTCATATATTGACCTTAACAAGAATGAATTAAGAAATGCTGTAGTACAGAATTTAAGTACTGCACCCTCGTCTCCAAGTGACGGTCAGATTTATTATGATACTGATGATGACAAGCTATACTTGCGAGCAGACGGGGCATGGGAGATTGTCAACAGGTTTACTGCGGCTGATGAATCGAAGCTAGATGCTATCGAAGCTGCAGCAGATGTTACAGATGCGACCAACGTCAACGCTGCTGGTGCGGTTATGGAGACAGATTTTGATGCTACAACTTTCTTGTATGCAACAAGCGATAATACTCCACAACCCAAGACGCCGGCACAGGTGCTCACTATTCTCGGTATCGAGACTAGTGCCACCGCAGACCAAACCGCCGCTGAAATACTGACTCTCCTCCTAACAGTAGACGGCTCAGGTACTGGTCTAGATGCAGACAAGCTTGATGCTCAGGAAGGCTCTCATTATCTAGCGAGGGCTAACCATACCGGAACACAGGCTGCAAGTACAATTTCTGATTTCGATACCCAGGTCCGAACGAGTCGTTTGGATCAGATGGCATCACCGACTGCCTCAGTTTCGGCTAACTCTCAGAGGATTGTCAGTGTTGGCAGTCCAAGCGCTGATACGGATGCTGCAACTAAGGCTTATGTTGATGCCACCAAGCAGGGTTTGAATGTTAAAGATCCTGTTCGTGTAGCGAGCACTGCGAATGTTGCGGTTGCTAATGGTCTTGAAAATGGCGACACTGTTGATGGTGTGACTATTGCCACTGGTGATCGTGTCCTTTTGAAGGATCAGTCAACTGCTACTGAGAATGGTATCTATGTCGCAGTAGCTTCGGGATCGGCTAGTCGGGCAACCGACATGGACGCTTCTAGCGAGGCGATTGGCGGTGCCTTCGTTTGGATTAATGAAGGTAGTACGAATGCTGACACGCAGTGGGTAATCACAACGAATGACCCGATTACATTGGGTTCTACTTCGATTACGTGGACTCAGTTCTCTGGTTCTGCACAGGTTTCTGCTGGTGATGGTCTCAATAAGAGCGGTGGCACATTGTCTGTCGATCTTATTACCAACTCTGGTTTGGCAGTCGATTCAAACGGATTGTCTGTCGCATCCAGTATTGCTGGCACTGGGCTTACGCTAGCAAGCGGTGTTCTGAGTGCTGACTTTAGAAAAGTTTCAGCTACTCTAACTGGAGATGGTAGCGCTGCTGCTTTCACTGTTACACATAGCTTGAGTTCACGAGATGTGCAGGTTACAGTGTATGCTTCGGCTTCTCCGTATGCAGAAGTTGAGGTTGATATTGAGCATACTACTACTAGTGCGGTAACGGTTACGTTCGCTACTGCACCAGCCAGCGGAACGGACTATCGAGCCGTAGTGGTTGGCTAAAAAATAACATAAACTGGCGGATCACTTGAGGGTGATCTGCTATAATACAATGGGACGGTTGAGGTCGTGGCTAAATCTTTCAAGACATCTATATCAATTGACGACGCAGCATCTGCGGCGTCTGAAGCTCTTAGGACGAAAGTTGCTGGTGATTCAACTGCCCGTTTATCTGTAGATGCTGGTGGTAAGTTAACTTGGAGTGCTGGTAGCGGTTCAGGCGATGTCAATTTGTATCGTGCTGCTGCTAATCTTCTTCAGACTGACGATTATTTTAAATCTGCCTTAGGTGTGATAAACCCGACTTATTCTGGTGCCCCCGGTGGTTCCCCTTCTGATGGAGCTTTAGCTGTTGATACTACAAATGATGCGTTTTATTTCCGGTCGAGTGGTTCTTGGCAGCAGGTTAGTGGTGGTGCTAGTGTAAGTGTTTCCGATACGGCTCCATCTAGTCCCGATGCTGGGGACTTATGGTATGAGTCCGATACGGGAAATACGGTTGTGTATTATGATGATGGTGTTGGTGCTGCTCAATGGGTTGAGTTGGGCCATGCTGCCGATTCTACTGTAGTGGAGTATGCGGCAAATATTGATGGCGGGGTTCCAAGTAGTAATTATACTGGAATTACCTCTCTTGATGGCGGTGGCGTGTAGTGGCTATTAATTTCCCGGCATCTCCATCTGCTAATCAGGAAGTTACCGAAGGCAATATGACTTGGTTCTGGAATGGAACCTATTGGGAGCTTAAGTCTACTACATCGAAGTTTACTGCGAGTGATGATGCTCCCACTAGTTATACAGAGGGAGACTTCTGGTACGAGTCTGACACGGGTAAACTTTTTATTCGATATGATAGTACATGGGCTGAGGTAGGTCACGCTTCTGACGGTCAGTCTTTCCAGGCTGCTGATACGCCTCCGGGTTCTCCGGCAGCAAACGATATCTGGTATGAGTCGGATACAGGTAAAACGTTTATTTATTATGATAGCGCCTGGGTTGAGATTGGTCACGCTAGTGATGGCCAGTCTTTTAAGGTTGGTGACGCTATTCCGGCTGCGAGCGCTAGCACTGCTGGGGATATCTGGTTTGAGTCCGATAGTGGTGGTGCTTATATTTATTATAATGATGGCAGTAGCTCCCAGTGGGTTGAGCTTGGCCATTCGGTAAGCGGTATCAATGTTAATATTGATGGTGGAGTTTCTGGTACCAATTATGGTGGGATAACTGCTCTTGATGGGGGTGCGTCGTAATGGCGATTAATTTTCCTAGTAGCCCGAATGAAGGTGACATCCATCAGGTTGCTGATCGTGTGTGGCAGTGGGACGGAGAAAAGTGGAAGGCTACTGGTACTACGTCTAGTTCTGCTGTGGGGGCTGTTGTTGTCTTTGAGGGTGCGACTGCTGATGCGCACGAAACAACTTTAACTGTTGTTGACCCTACTGCTGATCGTACAATTACTTTGCCGAATGCAACTGGGACGGTTGTTCTTACTTCTGACTTAACAACTTATGCCCCACTTGCTTCTCCTGCTTTCACGGGTGGAATGACTATTACTGATACAGACAGCGGTGCTGATTACGGGCCGGTTCTGGACTTGTTCAGGAATGGAACGTCGATGGACGACGAGGACCATCTTGGAACTATCAGGTTTACTGGTGATGACACTGATGGTGCAAAGCAAACGTATGGTCAGATCAATGTCCGGGTCGAAGAGGACGGTGATGACGCATTCGGTGACATGGAGTTCTGGATTGGGCAGGTCGGTAATGCCAGGATTCAGCGGAACATGGTTATTGACGATTATTTCCATTCGATCACTCAGGACGTAAGGATCGGTGACGGATCAACTTATACTCAAGGATTTGGGGCTGCTGCTGATGAGAGGATTTACACCGGGTTTTGGGCGGAGCTTGGGCATGATGGCAATAATGATCTTACTGCTGATAGGAATTTCTATTTCCCAGATTCGTCAGGGACGATTGCTCTTGCCGATGATGCAAGCAGTATTATTGCTGGGCAGATGTTCTGATGAGGAAATATCATGCCTCGATTTGATGGAAGATTCTTCCCCTCCAGCCAAGTTGCCGATTGGGCCTCTGGTAAATTTGGTACCCCAGGCTGGTATCCCGCTGCTCCTACTGGTGTAACACCAACAGAGGGCGATCAAGAGGTTGCCCTGACATGGACTGAAGGGAATACACATGGTGCAGATATCACCGGGTACAAAGTAGAAAAGAATGATGGTTCTTGGTCTACGGCAACATCTGATACTGGAAGTGGTACTGCTTCTTATACTGTTACTGGTCTTACAAACGGAACGGCTTATACCTTTCGTGTTACTGCTATAAACAGTGTGGGGCTTGGGGAAACGGTGTCTTCAGTTAGTGCTGCTAAAACACCACGGGGTGTGCCGGGAGCGCCGGGAACTCTGTCGCTGGCCGCAGGGGATCCTTCCCCCAATGTTATCGACCTGTCGTGGTCAGCACCGGGATCGCTCAATGGTGGTGCTATCACCGGGTATAAAATTCAAAGGTCTACTGATGGTTCCTCTTGGTCGAATGTTGTTGCTGATACGGGCAGTACGGGTACCACGTACAGCAATACGGGTTTGACTGCAACAACTGCATACTACTACAGGGTTGCAGCAATCAATGCAGCAGGCGCTGGTGGTTATGGTAACGAACCAACTCTTACTACTGCTGCTCCGTTTGTGTCTTGGTCCTACAGCGGCTCTTATACGACAGGAACCAATGGTTCAAATACTTGGGTCAGGTGTACGTCAACCGGTAACTTTGTAATCTCCGCTAACCCCAATAGCAGGACGTTCACTCTGTGTCTTGTCGCTGGCGGGGGTGGAGCTAGTGGTGGCAATGATAACGGTACGGGCGCTGGTGGCGGTGGTGGGTTTAGAGAGTTGACTTCTCAATCGCTCTCAACGGCAAGTCACACGGTCACGATTGGTGCCGGTGGCGCTGGTGTTGGTTTTACTACCGCTTCGGCGGGAACTAATAGTTCAGTGGGTTCTACGTCGGCTACGGGGGGAGGCTACGGCACTAGTGGGCAATCGAACCAGGGTGGTGACGGCGGTTCTGGTGGCGGTGGTGGCCCACAAGGAAACAAGCAGGGTGGTGCTGGTAATGCCGGTTCCTATTCGCCTGTTGAGGGCTACGGAGGCGGCAACGGTATTACAGGTGGATGGCCGATCCATCGGGGTGGCGGTGGCGGCGGTGGTGCTGGCGCTCACGGAGGGCAAGCCAACTACGTCCCTCACGGTGGCATTGGAGAAACGACCTCATTGACGGGCACGACCTATTTGGTCGCTGGTGGTGGCGGGAGTTCCATGATGGATGTAAGCGGTGGTTACTCTTATGGAAAGGGTGGCGGTACTGATGGTAACGGTACGGGCACCAACCAAAGCACCGCTAACGCTGACAACCAGAGGTATGGAGCAGGGAACTCCTGCCAGCCATCGAACGTTCGTGGCGGGAATGGGGGGACAAACACTGGCGGTGGTGGTGGCTCACACGCCCAGTCTGGAAGCAGTTCGACGTTGGGCGGTACCGGTGGTTCCGGCGTTGTAGAAATCCAGTGGGTGACATAGATGGCTCATTTCGCTGAAGTAGACGCAACCAACATAGTTGTAAGGGTTCTTGTCGTTGCTGACGATCAGGAACATCGGGGACAGGACTTTCTAGCCAACGATCTTGGTCTTGGCGGGACATGGATACAAACGTCGTATCAGACCATCGGTGGCGAGCATCCCGGTGGCGCTCCGCTGCGAGGCAACTATGCAGGGGTCGGACATACCTATGACCCATCGGAGGATGTTTTTTATGGCCCTCAACCGTATTCGTCGTGGGTTCTGAATGACGGCTACCAGTGGGAGGCACCCACCCCCAACACAAACTCTGGCTATATCTGGGATGAGGACACAACATCATGGATTAAGCCAGACAGTCCATACCCATCATGGGTTTGGGATGATGGTCGTTGGCAACCGCCCGTTTCCTATCCCGGCACAATCGGTGAAGAACCGGTCTATGATTGGGACGAAGATACAACCTCTTGGGTTGAGGTAGAATAAACAAATAAGTGATATAATGGAGGCACGATGGCAATAGATTTTCCAAATTCACCCTCAAGTGGGGATATTTACACAGTCAACGGCAAGCAATGGTCTTGGGACGGTGCGAAGTGGTTAGCTTATGGCGCCTCTTTGTCTCCTGATATTTTAAAGATTGATACTGGCAATAGCCGGATTGGTATCAATCAGACTTCCCCAACGGTTGCGTTGGATGTTACTGGTTCTGCTCGCATTACGGGGGACCTGACGGTTTCAGGTACTACTGTTACTGTTGATTCCGCTAGTGTCCTTATTAAGGACAGGGTTCAATTTGAGGGTGCGACTGCAAACGATTATGAGACTATACTGCTAGCAACTGACCCCACCGCAGATAGAACAATCACCCTGCCTGATGCTACTGGTACAGTCACCCTTGACGGTGCCCCTCTGGCCAGCCCCACCTTTACAGGTGTACCGGCTGCCCCGACGGCCTCCGCCAATACCAGTAGCACTCAGGTTGCTACAACAGCTTTCGTTATGACAGAGGTTGGCGACTATCTAACAACGAGCACGGCAACTAGCACTTATGCTCCGCTGGCTTCCCCAACTCTTACTGGCGTTCCTGCTGCTCCAACGGCATCTGCGAATACGAGTACAACCCAGTTGGCCACGACAGCTTTCGTTATGACAGAGGTTGGCGACTATCTGCTAACTGCGACTGCGGGTTCAACTTATCTGCCTCTGGCTGGTGGGACTCTGAGTGGTGCTGTGAATGCTGGTGATCAGGTTATTTCAAAAGCGGTATTCAAGGATGTCGGAGAAACGTTGGATACTAATGGCACATCTGGTGCTGCGGCAACTATTGATCTTGAAGATGGTAACTTCCATAAGGTTACCCTGACTGCAAACTGTACGCTTACATTCTCTAACCCGCCTGCCTCAGGTACGGCTGGTTCATTTACATTATTTCTAGTTCAAGACGGTACAGGTTCCAGAATTGTGACTTGGCCAGGGACGGTTGATTGGTCGGGCGCTACTGCTCCTACGTTAACTACTACTGCTGCTGCAGTTGATGTGTTAACATTTATCACCTTGGATGGTGGTACTGTTTGGAATGGGTTTGTTGCCGGTCAGGCGATGGGCTAATGAGTTTAGGTTCTCGCCGCGCTTTATTGGCTGCTGCTGGTGGCGGCGCTGATCCTATAGTTGCATATGGTGGAATTATTACCCAATACACGTTGTCTGGTACAACGTATCGGGTTCACACGTTTCGTAACGATGGCACATTCAGGGTGTTGAATGGTTCTGGAGAAGTAGCTTATATGCTTATTGGCGGTGGCGGCGCTGGTGGTGGAGGCAGAGCGGCTGCGGAAGCTTGCGGTGGTGGCGGTGGTGGCGGTGGTTTGACGCATGGAACTACCGATGTAGCGGCTGGCAATTACAGTATTATAGTTGGTCTTGGTGGTGGCGGTTGGACTTCCACAGGTGCAAACGGAAGTAGCACTACCGCTTTTGGCGCTACGGGAGTAGGTGGTGGCGGTGGGGGTTCTCCGACCGCTAATACCTCTCAGGGTGGCGGTGATGGTGCCGATGGTGCTTGTGGCGGTGGTGGTGGTGCTTCTTATGGCGGTTACACCACTGACGGTGGTACGGGTTCTGTCGGTGAAGATGGAGGCAACCAGGATAACACTACTGCTCGCGCTGGTGCTGGTGGAGGTGGAGGTACTGCTGATGGCGGTGATGCTGGTTCAGGTGCTACTGGTGCTGGTGGTGCTGGTGGGTCCGGTTGGACATCTTCGTCAACAGGTATTTTAGGTACAGGTAGCAGTTTGTATCTGACAACCAACTCTCCTCGCGATACATACTATGTGAAATATGGTGCTGGCGCTGGCGGCGGAGCCGGCGGTTCTAACTGGGGTGATGGTGGCTCTCAGAAGATGGGTGGTTGGGGCAGCCATAATGGATCCGGTAGTGCTGGTGCTGGCAGGCATGGTTCTAATGGTGCTCCCAATACTGGTTCTGGTGGCGGTGGCGCTTATGCTATGGCAGCACATGCCAATCACTTTCGTCCTGAAAGGGCAAACTCTGGTGCTACCGGGATTGTCATGATCAGATATGAGGTAGAAGTGTAATGGCTGATCCAACCTATCTTGATGCTGATACAGGTGTGATCACTGAGGGTGATCCTTGGGTTTGTGTAGGATCATGGGAAGCGGACAATGACGGATACGCCACAGTGACTTTTACTTCAAGTACGGGGCAGAATGATTGGAGCCAGTATCACAGTCTAGTGGCTGTCTGGTATGTTAGAAGTTGGTATAGCTCCAGTTATGATCAACTCAACGCTCATTATGGGCAAGGTGGCACTGCTTACAACTATAGTGTCAAGAATCAAATAGGTTTGAATACAGGCGGTAACTCTGGTGTGTTTGATGGGCCGAACAGTATAGGGTGGCATGTAGGCTATGTCTCTGCCGCTTCGTCTACTGCTAACGAGTTTTCAGGCGGTATTTTTGAGGTACGTAATCACATGCATGGTACCCATACAACAGTTCTTTCTCAAACAACTGGACCGTGTAGTGCTCGTGTGTCAACCGGCGTTGCTGGCAATTACGCGGGTACAACGTCAGAAATGGATACTATCGTATTTGATCTGGCGAATGGCAATTTTCAACAGTTCAGTCGCATTGATCTCTTTGGCATTTTGCCAAAGATGATTTTGGAGGGAACTCTGTAATGGCTACTTGTGAAGCAATTAGGTCCATGTATATAGAGGACAATTCAAGTTCAAGTTTTACTTGGAGTTCGATTCCGAACACTTATGAGTCTTTACGCATAGTGGGGTCTTGGTGTAACGTTAATGTGTTTGAAAATCCAGGTCAACAGTGGACTAATATTCAGTTAAGAATGGGCAACGGTAGTGTAAGTACGTCTTCTATTTATGGTCATCAAGAAATGGCATATACTTACAACTCTAAAGCTATAGGAACTGAGGGTGCTCAAACGTCTTTTCAGATGAGACGCGGAATGATGGGGTTTGGTGGCTATACTGCTATGACTTCATTTATCGTAGATATTTATGGATATAAAGATGCCGATACGCTGACAAGCGTGAATGCGTTCTATGGGGGATGCGGTCAAGAATCAAGTAGAGATGGTGAAGATACGAATGTTGTTTGGACAACGGGTTTGTATAACAGTAATGCTGTTATTGACACTATTCAGTTTCTAACTGGCGGGTGGGGTGCTGGGAATATTCTCGCAGGTAGTGAAGTACACTTATACGGGTATAAGGTGTCGTAATGGCTACATGGAATCACATATTAACTCAAGAAGCGGCATCGGGAGGGGCGGCGAATATTACTTTCTCTAGTATTTCTAATTCCTATGACCATCTAGTTTTACGTTGGATTGTCAGAGGCGAATACACTAGCAACTATGACTATGTGGACATACAGATAAACGACGATACTACCAATGGCAACTACAAGTATTGGCGAATCTATGTTCGCTCCGGTGCGTCTAGTATAAGTTCAGGCCTCGTTACTTCTGCGGATAAATGGAAAGATTTTCTTTCATTTCCTGGCACTCCGCAAGATGGTTGGGGTGGATGTGAAGTGTGGTTTCCCAACTATTCCACTACTTATCGCGGGAAGGTTTGTTTTGGAAGATCAGGAAGTAATACTTTGGGAACAAGTAGTAGCGCACAGATAACACATGCTGGTGGTGGCACCAATCATAGCGAAACGGATGCCATTACAAAAATAAAGTTATTTACAGATAGTGGCAATGATTTTGCAGAGCATAGTCGATTTACATTATATGGGGTCAATGCAGATCCCGCTTAAGGAGGAATAACAATGGCAGATAGACCAGAAAGATTCAACATGGTTGATGGCGTGCAGATTGCATGGACTGATGCCGATTGGGACGATTGGGATGCTAGACAAGCGGAAATGGATTTAGATTTCTCGTCCGTCAGGTCGCTACGTAATAGCATATTGGCTGATTCGGACTGGACCCAATTGAGTGATGCTCCGTTAGGTGTTCACGCTGCTGATCCAGATGAACCGATTACAACAGCTGAGTGGGCTACGTATCGTCAAGAACTACGCGATTACCCAGCACAGTCTGATAAAGTTTCAACATTGCCTGAGTGGCCAACACCACCTGAATAGTTAGTTTTAAAATAGTAAACCTGATACAATGGAGGTATCATGGCAGTACAAATTCAAATGCGGAGAGATACCGCATCAAACTGGACAACAAATGATCCCACATTGGCTGCTGGCGAATGGGGTTTAGAAACAGATACAAGTAAATTTAAGATTGGGAATGGTTCCACTACTTGGGATAATTTAGCCTACTCGTCTCTGCCCAGTGGGTCGGCTACTTTAGCCAGCCCGACATTTACTGGTGTTCCTGCTGCTCCTACGGCAGCAGCTAATACCAGCACAACTCAGATTGCTACGACAGCGTTTGTGATGACAGAGGTTGGCGATTATGCTCCGCTAGCTTCTCCAACTTTAACTGGTGTACCTGCTGCCCCTACGGCAGCGGCAGACACTAATACAACACAGATTGCTACGACTGCTTATGTTCAAACTGAGCTTGGTGCTGTTAGCAGTGATTCAATCAAGGATGCTGATAACGATACTAAGATTCAGGTGGAGGAAGGTTCTGACGAGGATATTATTAGGTTCGATACGG